CATTGATCCTGTGTTGGATAAAAATATCCACAACTGGGACGGATCCAAGGTTGATAAAGCGTTTGAGTTAGCTGTCGAATCTGTGGCCGATGGTGAACTCTCCGCTTCTGAAGTTAAGGAACTCGCTATTCACATGGCAGAGTCTTGGCTTCCCGCAGCAGCTGCCAACAAAGTGCGTCTGCTTGAGAAAGCCGGTATGCCCCTGGAGCAACGCAAAGCCGCAGAAGAACTGACCGCTAAGGTCAATACAACCGCTGCTTGATAATGGCAACATTCAAACGCCGCACTGATAATCGCGAAGAAAATTATTTACAGGGAAGAGCCCCTTACTCGGGGCTTTTGGGGAGATCCGGCCAGGTCAATCCCTTGGATAAGTTTGCAGCGGATATGCAAGATCGCAATCCCGGCTATGAAGAGTTTCAGACTGATAGCCAAACTTTCCGCGATGTCGCTCCTCTCTCACAGGAAAAATTTAATCGGGCCGCTAGTACTTCAATGCCTGCATTCCGTGATGATGCGGATAATGCCCATGCAATTAATTTTCTGAATAACTATCAAATGAGTGTTCAGAAAGGATTGATTAGTGAGGACGATAGGGTAGGCCCAGATAAAATAGCTAATATCGCAACGCAACCTGCAAACATGGCTTCTAACGAAAGTAGCCCTAATACAGCAGGTAAATTCCCTGGCGCCAGTGGAGTAAAGATCTAATGTCTATGGCCGGAAAAGAGGCAACGAGATTAGCGGGTAAAGTACTCGGTGAGTTTTTAAATGTAGCTGCTGCCAAGGCAGGTGAGGCGACTTTA